GGTATAATTACGTTTGATTCAGATAGTACTTCGGGTTACTGAGAAACGAACGTAATGGCCCTGGACGCGCTAGCTTCAATCTTGGAGACTGTATTGCGCAAATGCGGTATCAATGAAATTTCTAGAATAACAACCAAGTTTGAAGAAGCACTCGATGATTGCGGGATGAAGGTGGACGACTGGAGAGAGGCATATTATAAAGAGCGATTTCCAAAGAGAATGACAGCAACGACCATGGCATCTCAAATCATGAATTTTGAAATTGAAAATCTGCAACTGAGGAATAAAGCCTGGGCTGAAGGTGCAGATCGCAAATTCAGATTGTTGTCTAGTTTTGAAATTGGAAATAAAGATGGGCATACTATTCTAGTTCCAAAGACGAGAAATGCTGAAATACTCCTAGTTAACTCTACATCAGATTTAAAACTTAACTCTTTTCCATCAGAGGCAGTTACTAGATTGGTTGAAGAGAATGAACAATTGCGTAAACAAATTAAACATTTAAGAGAACAACAAACTTCTAAACCAACTGCAATTTTATGTGAAGCTTTGGAAGACATGACTGAGAAAATGAAATTGGTCGAAAGAGAAAAAGAAACGGTTAATAAAATGTTTCTCGAGTGTAGCAGAATTAATCAGAGGTTAAAAAAACAGATTCAGATGTGTGAAGAAGAAGCTACTGATAGACTGGCTTTGGTGAACTCTCATCATAGAGAGGAGACTTTAATCATGAAACGAGAAATTTACAGATTGCAAATGGAGAACGTGACATTAAAAGAACAAATTGACTCCATAGGAAAAGAACTGGATCATAGCAATAAAATTATACGAGGACTGGCCAATAGAGCTGGACTAGTTGTCGATGAAGTAGATTCAGGTAATGAGACGTCTGACCAGTCAGATGAATCTGATCATGATAATCATGAAAATAGTGAATCAGATTTAGAAGACATGATGAATCCAGGGGAGGACGAACGGATTCCTAGAGGAGGCGAAAATCCTAGAAGACAGGCCAGAATGTTAGAAATGAGAGAAGAAATGGAACGATTTCATGAAGACATGGAAATTTTAAACCTAAACTTTGATCTAGACATGTAGACCTCTTTTTCCTTTATTTGTAGACGCGACGCTTGACCAGGGATAAGTATTTGGATTGACCAACCAAAGTAATAAAAACCC